TGAGTGGTTTTTAAAAATAGATTCTTTATTAAAAGATAAAATAATCTCTAATGTAAAATTATCAATGTTTGATAAATCTATTTTACAAAATAAAGAATTTATAGAATTAATTAAATCAGCTGATGTTTTTTTAATAGATAATAATCCGATAAACATATCAAGAAGTATTTTTGCTAAACTAATAGATGAATATAAAAAAAATGATTCGATTATAGTTTTGGATAATGGTACTTGGAACATTGATGCATATAGATTTTTAAGAGAGAATTATTATTGTATGGATTTTCCGTATAAAAGAGAAGATGGAACAAAAACAGAAACATCGGTATTTTTTAAAAAAATAGAAACAAAAAGTAAATCTAAAATAATTTAATAAAATGTTCAACGAATATATAGAAAACTTTATACCATTAGATGAATGTACCGAACTTATTAATTTTGGATTATCTTGTAATTTGATTGATATGCAATCAACATCATTTGATAATAACGGTAATCCCTTAAAAAATCATAATTCAAATTTCTTAAAAAGAAAAGGATATTATTTTACAAGCAAAGAAAAAGACCATAAAATAATTAAAAATTTATCATCAAAGATAATAGAAATATCAAATAAATTATCACCATTTAAATCAACACTATATACTACGTGCGATAAGTATACATTTAACAAATACGATAGTGGTGATTTTTTAAAATGGCATTCTGATATGCAAGAAATAAAAAATGCAGGAACAATAACTAATATTCTACAATTAAATGATGATTATATAGGAGGGGATATAAAATATAAAATAAATGATATAGAGTATGTTGTTCCTAAAAAAGCAGGTAGTATATTTGTATTTGATTGTAATGTATCACATATGATTGAAGAAGTAGAGTCTGGCAATAGATACTCAATAAATGTCTGGCCATCACATAAAAAAATTAGAACAATTATTTGATAATTTCAAATATTTTTCGTATATTAGGGTATTATAAACATTTAAACTCTAAAAGTATGAAATTAAAATCAGAACAAGAATTACAAGCAAATTACGATAAATTTATTGCAGTAATCAAAAAGTATTTCAAAGGTGAAAGACTTGAAAAATTATTACATATGTATTCTGAAGAAGAATTGGGTAGTAATTTAGCAGTATCACCGGCATCCGGCTCAAAACATTATCACAACGCATATTTCGGTGGTTATATTGACCACATCTTTAATGTAACAAAGAACGCTCTTAAAATGAGAGATTTGTTTATTGCGCAAGGTGGTATTATAGATTTTGCAGAAGAAGAATTAGTATTTAGTTGTTTGCATCACGATTTGGGTAAGTTGGGTATCAAAGGTGAAGTTCATTATTTACCAAATCAAGAGGAATGGTCTCAAAAAAAATATGGAACCCTATTTGTTCGTAATGAAAAAATACCATATATGACTTTAACTGATAGAACTTTCTTTACACTAAACCACTATGGTATTCAATATAATGAGAAAGAATATTTTGCAATCAAACTTACCGATGGTATGTATGATGAAGATAATCAAAAGTATTTAGCAGGTCACGACTTAAAGAAACAATTAGTTTATAAGTTACAATTTATTATGCATTGGGCAGACCATATGTCTACAATCATTGAAAGACAAGATAACGTAATTTAATGACACATTTTCCGATTTGTAACAAAGTGAGTGTAAAATTGTCATAACTTTGTAACGGAATAAGGGATGGTATAGTATTTGGACTATATAGAGTATTATTAACAAAAAAATTAAAATTATGTACATTATTGATTACGACAAGTTATTCGATGAATTTTTTCCAATCGAACAACCAAAAACAAGAACAACTTATGTTCCTACAAAATTCGCAGTAGATGTTAAAGAAGATACTGCAACAATGGCTCTATCTGTGTTAGGCCACAATCCAAAAGATATTGAGATTAATTGTTATGAGGACAAAATTGAAATCAAAGCAAAGAAGTCACAAGACGACAAAGAAAATCCATTCAATCAATTAGTTTCGGATATCGAAGAAAGAGTTACTATCGGTAAAAATTATGATGGTAGACAGGCTAAAGCTGAAATTAAAAATGGTATTTTATTAATTACTCTTGAAAAGAAAGAAGAGTCCAAACCAAAAAAATTAACCTTAAAAGTTGGTTAATTCAGTTATTTTTCGTATATTACAAAGGTAGGAGTTCAGTCACTTCTACCTTTTTTTATACAAATAAATACTTATTACTATGATATACAACGAAAAGATACAAGGATTGTTAGAAGCTTTAGATGGAAAATTACGAATTTTACAAAACGGAATTACTGGTGCACAACATATGTCACCATCGGAAGCTCATACTACATTGGAAGACGCTAGAAAAATAGTAGAGCGTGTTGGTGAATTAACAAGAATCAATAGATAAAATGAATTGGCTTAAATGGTTAGTCGGATTTTCTGCACTAATTATCGCCGGATGTGCAGCTTACTTCTCCGTAACGGGTTTGGGTGTTTTATTTAGTGGAGCAGCTATATCTGTGATGGTTATGGCTAGTGCTTTGGAACTTGCAAAATTAGTTGCAGCAACTTATTTGAAACAAGAATGGGATACTATAAAGGGATTTAATAAGTGGTATTTGACTTCTGCCGTTGCTTTATTGATGTTAATTACTTCTGCCGGCATATTTGGTTATCTCTCAAACGCTTTTCAGGCACAATCCCTACAATTACAACAGGTAGACAGAGAAGTTTTGGTTTATACTACCAAAATTGAGCAAAATACATTACAAATTAACCAACTTAATACTCAATTAGGTCAACTATCTTCAACACAATCACAAATTTTAGATAAAGGTAAGGTAAATTCTCGTCTTTTACGTTCAATCGATAACAAAGATAAGCAAACTGCTCAAATTAACAAAAAAATTGAGATTTTACAAACCGAAAATGCTAAAAATAACGAAGAAATCAATAAAATTAAGGTTTCTAATTTAGATTTAGAAAAAGAAGTAGGTGGATTTAGGTTTATTGCGGAAGCATTCGGTATGGAATTGAAAAATGTTGTAAAATTCTTCATATTTTTGATTGTAATCGTATTTGACCCGTTAGCAGTTGCTTTGATTATTGCATTTAACGGATTGATTTTAGATAAAAAGAAAAAACAAAAACAACTTATTACCGAAATCATGCAAAATGATGAAAAATTAGGACTATACGATAATTTAGATGATTTAATGGAAAAAAATTACGAAATTTATGGAGATATTGGAAAAAATTCTACAATAAAAGAAGAAAACGAAGTTATAGTAGAAAATATTCTTAACGAAAACGAAACAAATGAGATTAACAAGAAAAATGAAGATACAATTGTTAGGATTCCTATTGACTTGGATGGTGATGGAACAATTGATGGTTATGATACGAATAATGATGGGATAATTGATGAATGGTCTCCTGAAGGTCATAGAGAACGTGAATTGGGTATAAGAAATCAATTCCCATATTATGCAAGGCCTGACTTTGATTGGAATGATAAATCAAAATGGATAAATGACCAAAATGCCGTAAATTATTGGTTAAAGTACAAAAAATCCCAACAAGACGATTTAATTAAAACTTATTAATTATTTGGTAATTTAGAATTATTTTCGTATATTAGAAATACGAAAAATTAATTTATGAAAAAATACGCAATGTTCATCGGAAGATGGCAAACTTGGCACAAAGGACATGAATGGTTAATTAATCAACAATTAACAAAAGAAAAAAATGTTTGGGTTGCAATTAGAGATGTACAAGTGGATGAAAATAATCCAAAATCAGCACAACAAGTATTACAAGAATTACAAAATGAACCATTCTTTACAAATAATTGGGATAAGATAATGTTAAGTATTATTCCAGATATTGAAAGTGTAAATTATGGTAGAGCGGTTGGTTATGACGTAATTTATCACGAACCACCAAAAGAAATCGAAAAAATTAGTGGTACAGCAATTAGACAAAAATATATCGACTCAAATGGTGATGTAATTGTCTATAATATCGAAAAAAATGATAGTGCAATATAATGGAAAAGATATATTTTGACGATACTACGTTTATTTGGAAAACTAAATTAAATTTATCTACGGATAAGGAAGCACTCTTAAAACAGTCGTATTCTATAATTGAAGCAACACCACGTAGTAAAACGGATTCGTTC